GAAGGTACTAACTTCATCGGTAAAGCAAAGATTCTTGATACCCCTATGGGTAAAATTGCAAAGAATCTTTTAGACGAAGGTGTGCGTCTGGGTGTTTCTTCACGCGGTCTTGGTTCTGTTGACCGTCGCGAGAATACTTCTTATGTAAGAGATGACTTTATGTTAGCAACTGCTGCTGACATTGTAGCAGATCCTTCCGCACCTGATGCTTTCGTCAATGGAATTATGGAAGGCAAAGAATGGGTCTGGGATAATGGAATTATCAAAGAGTCCAGAATTGCTAAATATAAAAAGTTCATTTCTGAGAGTGAGCGCCGCGAAATCGAAACGCGGAAGTTGAGAGTGTTTCAGAATTTCTTGAACTCTCTTTAATTTATAAATAAATCTAGACATATCAGTATTAAAAGCTTAGAGGTTAACTCCGATGTCCCAATTGATTAACGAAAAGTTTGAGGAAATGGTTGCAGAAATGCAACTTCCCAGCAGCACGGTGCCTGGCTCGGAGCCCGCGGCTCCCTCCACTCAGTCTAAAACTGCAGTGAATGCTAAGGCAGCTCCTGGCGATCAAACCCCTGGTAAGATCGACCCCTCTCTGGTGCCTGGTCAGGCAATTCAAGATCTGGGTGGTCCTACCCCCACTAACAACAAGTCTACCGACGACAGCAACAAGCTCAAGGATAATGCTACCCTGAGCGGCGTGTCTGATGGTCAGACTCGTAGCAGTGGCAAAGATGAGCCCGCTGGTTCTGAACCCAAACTGGATCAGGGTATTGCTTATGGTACCCGTCGTGAGGACATCCAAGTGGACCTCAGTGCTGACGTTGCAGCACTCGCAGAAGGCGAAGAACTGTCCGAGAAGTTCCTGGAAAAAGCAGCAACAATCTTTGAAGCAGCAGTCAAAACTAAGATTGCATCGATTGTTGAGGAACTGGAAGCACAGTACAACACCAAGCTTGCCGAGGAAGTCGATAAAGTTCGCGCTTCCCTGGCAGAAGAAGTTGATGGTATGCTGAAGTATACTTCTGAGCGTTGGCTGGAAGAGAACCAAGTTGCTATCGACACTGGTCTGAAAGTGGAGCTTACCGAGTCCTTTATTGGTGGACTTAAGTCCCTCTTCGATGACCACTACATTGATGTGCCCGAGGGCAAAGAGGATGTTCTGGAAAATATGAACACCTCCCTTCGTGAAATGGAAGATCGCCTCAACGAACAGATTGAAGCGAATGTGAAACTGTCTAATCGCATCTCTGAATTCACTCGTGAAGGCATTGTTGCCGAAATGAGTGAGGGTCTTACCGATACTCAAAAGGAAAAGTTTGCTTCTCTCGCAGAGGCAGTTTCCTTCAAGTCCGAAGAGACCTATAGAGAAAAGCTCACCACAATCAAAGCTTCTTACTTTGCTGAGTCTAAGGCAACTGTGACTGAGCAGGTTGAAACTCCTGTGGAACTTACCGAGAACTATTCGCCTGTTATGCAGGCATATGTTAAAGCACTTGGTAAGAAGTGAATTTCTAAATTATAAACGCTAACCCTAACTTACTGCAAACAAATGGATACCCGTATGCTGCAGGAGAAGTGGGCACCTGTTCTGAATCACAGCGATCTCCCCGAGATTAAGGATTCTCACCGTCGTCAGGTGACTGCTCAACTCCTCGAAAACCAAGAGCGTGCTCTCAGAGAAGAGTCCTCTATGCTCTCCGAAGCTGCTCCCATCAACTCTGTGGGTGCAGACGGTCTCAAGTCTTCTCACGGTTCTTCTGGTCTGGCTGGTTTTGATCCCATCCTGATCTCCCTGATGCGCCGTGCTATGCCCAACCTCGTCGCTTATGACGTGTGTGGCGTGCAACCGATGAGCGGTCCTACTGGACTGATCTTCGCAATGAAGTCCCACTACAACGATCGTAGTGGCGCTGAAGCACTGTTCAACGAGCCCAACCCTGGTTTCTCTGCCGAGGGTGGTGCTGGTTACGATCCTACCGCTGGTTATGTCGGTCCTGGTCAGGGTGGTACTGGCGCTGGTGCTGCTGACTCTGCCAACAACGACGCTGAGGGTGACAACCCCGCTATCCTGAACGATAGCACTGCTTATCCTTCTGCTAACTATCGCTACGAGAACGCTGAGGGCGCTTCTCGCGATTACCTGGAAGCACTGGGTACCTCTGGTTCCCCTGACTTCCGCGAGATGGCATTCAGCATCGACAAGGTGTCGGTGACCGCCAAGTCTCGTGCTCTGAAAGCTGAGTACACCCTTGAGCTTGCTCAAGACCTGAAGGCAATTCACGGTCTGGACGCTGAAACGGAACTCGCCAACATTCTCTCCTCTGAGATCCTGGCTGAGATCAACCGTGAAGTGATCCGTACTGTGTATCGCCAAGCAAAGGTGGGTGCTCAGAACAACGTTGCTAACGCTGGTATCTTCAACCTGGACACCGACTCCAACGGTCGCTGGTCTGTGGAGAAGTTCAAGGGTCTGATCTATCAGATCGAGCGTGATGCCAACGCTATTGCTCAGCAGACTCGTAGAGGGAAGGGCAACTTCATCCTCTGCTCCGCTGATGTTGCTTCCGCTCTGAATATGGCAGGCGTGCTGGATTACACCCCCGCTCTGTCTACCAACGGTCTCCCCGACGACACTGGTAACACCTTTGTGGGTACCCTCAACGGTGGTATCAAAGTGTATGTGGATCCGTATTCTGCAAACCTGGCTAACGACCACTTCTATGTGGCTGGTTACAAGGGTTCTAGCGCATACGACGCAGGTCTCTTCTACTGCCCCTATGTGCCCCTGCAGATGGTCCGTGCTGTGGATCAGGGTTCCTTCCAACCGAAGATTGGCTTCAAGACCCGCTACGGTATGGTCGCCAACCCCTTCGTGTTCAAGGCAGATGGTTCCGCTGTGGGCGAAGACCTCAACAGCGCAACTGGCACTGGTCGCAACCAGTACTACCGTCGCGTGCTTGTGCGCT